AATTATCCTTTAATCGAATTGGGGGCATTGCGCCCCCATTATACATTAACTACTAAGCTGTCTTTTGACGATTGCGAATCATTGCTAAAATGTCTTCAGCACGTTGTCCACCGCTTGCTGGAGTAGTAACCGGTGCTGTTGGAGCACTAACTGCTACTTCATCTGCTTCAAATGGAACGTCTGTTGCTACTGCACCACTGTTAGGTGCTACATAGCCTTGACCAGAACTTTGTGCCGGAGTGCTTTCAACATGCTCAGAAACAACTGCACGGTCTGCTGGTTGCGCAGCTACATCATTTGATGTAGTAGTTGCTGGAGCATTTGAAGTGTATGAACCGCGTGGTTTAAAGTACGCACCCCATTTTTCTTCATCATATGGTTGTCCGTCAACTGATGCTTCGAACATTTCCTTCATGATTTTAAGCTCTGCTTCGTTTGGGCGTTTAGGCAAGAAGTCAGCAAGGTTGTATAAACCATGTTTCTCAATTGCTTCAGCTTCATCTACAGTTAATGCAGATTCTTTACGTGACCATTTTGAAGTACTATAGTCAGCATAACCGCCTTTAGATGTTTTAGTTGCAGTGAAATCTAAGCCACCTGCATAGTCAGTTGGCAAGTTTTCTAGCTCTGGGTCCATCAATGCCGATTTAACCAAGTTGAAAATTTGTGGACTGATAATGAAACGACGAATTGGATTTTCTGGTGTCTTATCATCTTTCAATGGGTTTTCACGTACAAACCCTTGGAATAGATATGATTTCTTTTTCCAGTACTTACGACCCATTTCTTCTAATGAAGCGTCTTTGAACCATGTACGCACTTCTGCTAAGATTGGGCATGATTCACCCCACATCTCAACACACGGTACTTGTACTGTTGTTTTTTTACTGTCTGTCTGACCTTTGATGCCAGCGAATTCTAAGTTGATCATATTACGTTCAACCCAGAAGAATGTGTTTTTTGGATCTGCATCTGGTAAGAAACGGATACGTGCTGTAGCACCTTCGTCAATATTCCAGTGTGCGTAGATTGCGTTGTCGCCGCCGCCTGTGGATGATTTACCTGAACTACGTGTGTCTTGCGCTTGTAACTTTGCTCTGATTTCTGCTAATGATGTTGCCATGATATGTATTACTCCTGTTGTTTTAAGTTGGTCTTAATATAAGTAACTTCCCGCTACCTACAATAGTATTTATCACCTATACAATAATAATACGTTATATTGATAGCAGAGTCAAACAAAAAGGCACTAAAAAGTGCCCTTTTGGTAAAACTGCTTATTACTATTTTATGCCTGCGATTTTGCGCATTTGTGCAATTGCTTCATTGAATTGTTTGTTGTATGCTGTTAAGTCGCCTTCGTCGTCACCTTTAGCCATTGCTTTCATTTGGCTTGGCATGATTTTAACTTTGTCTAATGTGCTTAATGGCTTTGCGCCCATACGTTTCATTTTTTCATCTTTGTTTACGTAATCATCACCAATTGATTCATCAGTTGGCTCTGGCATTGTTTCTGGTTCGTAGTGATTTTCCCAATCGCCGTCCATTGCTTGTTGTTTAGTGTGATTGTATTTTTCTAAAAATTCTTGATCTGTTAATTCACTAACGTCAATGTCCATGTCAGACATTTTGCTTTCATCCATTTCACCGTTCTTAGTTGGCCATTCTGCCCATTGTGGTAAATCTTCATCTCTATCTTGATCAAACTGCATATCGCTACCAACGTCTTGATCTGGTTCATCGCGGTCACGTTCAAATTCTATTTCGTCATTGTGGCCACACATGTTAATAACTTCTTTAACCCATGCGCTAACATCACTGCTACCAATTTCTTCAACTTTGCCTACCCATTCTGCAACATCTCTTGATGCATTTGTAATTGCTTCTGGTCCGTATTGTGATAGTAAATCGCTATGTGAGTTTATAATGCGACGAATAATCGACGCTTGCACTGCATCAGTGCTATTGTTTTCTTCATCATCGTAGTTTTCAGCTATTGCATCTTGTATTGCACTGCCTGCGTTTGCGCCCATTCCTGCAGCTTGTGGAGATTTGCCTAGTACCGCGCCAGCTACTCCGCCCACTACTGCACCAGCAGTACCTTCATCCAGTTCTGGCTCTACAGTTTGATCAGCTGGTTCTTCGTCGCCAATCACTGACATAATTTGTTGATAAATGTCTGGCATGTTTTCTTGAACCCAGTCCATAACCACATCACGTGCATCAGCTTCTGAATCTTCATCTGCTAAGTCACCCAATCGATCAAACAATACATCATCGCCGATTAAATTATATAATGCATTAGTTGCATTAGTTGCATCAACTCCTACTGGAAGTGGTTCCATTAGCAAGTCAGTCAATTCAGAAACTTGTTCTTCTGTGTCTGGTATAGCCCATGTGCCTTCACTTATTGTGTTAGCCCAGCTTTCAAATTGTTGTGCGAAGTTATTAGATTTTTTCATATTATATGCCTTTTGTACAAGTGGTAGTGCTTCTTCCATTCTATCATTGAATGATCGTTTAACAAAGCGTTCACGCAATGCATCGACATCAAATTCATCCATTAAAACATCATCTGCTATAAAACTTTCTTTACAAGCAGCATAACCTTTACGTCCACCCATTTTTTTAAGTGTATTGTTTAGCAAGCCGTGATATTCAAATGCGGCTTCTGCCATTGATTGTGTTTCAGCATCTTCAAATGTTCTACGTATCATTGCTGATTTGAACGGACGTAGTTTACCACATTCTTCTGCTATCTTAGTAATATGTTGACCGAAATCATCACCAGCTTCACCACCTTGTGATACGTGTTGTGCCATTGCACGTGCGTATTTTAAGTTGTTGTGTGGGAGTTTAATACGTGCGCCGTCTGCTGTTTCAATGAATAGAGCTTTAATTTTACGACTACGTGCACCACGTTGTTCTGGGTCTACTTTATCGCTATGACGTACAATAATCTTTACATCGCCGTCTTGCTCGTAACTGCTACGACTTGTACCGTGTAATCTGCTTTCGCCAATTACTTCATCTTTAGTGTATGTACTGTCTGAGTTGCTTACTTGTTGTAAGTCACGGTGTTTTAGTGTGCTACGTGTAATATCACGTGGCTCAAAGCTCAATAGATTACGTTTAGCAAACTCACGCAGCTCTCTTAAGAAGCCATACCATTTTGCTTTTTCTTCTTGATCTAAATCACTGCTGATGTTTTTACTAAAGTATACTTTAAGTGAATTTTCGTCAATAACACTAATTGTTATGTTGCCGTGACTGTTGCCATCAACTGTATAATCAAAGTTGAAGAAACGTGCATCTTCTGGCTTTTGTGTTGCTTTAGCGTTTTCGTCGCCTAAACTAACATCTTCAAAACGATCACGGATCTTTTCAAATAGTGCGTCGGATATTTTTGATATTTCTCTCATATATATTTCTCTTATATGTTATTTAGCTTTTGTCCTGCTTACGTCGTTGATAGGCTTCTCGCATCTTTTGTTTTGTTTCTTCCGATACTATTTTACCTTTATGTGTTGCGCTTACTTGCGCACGTTGTTTGTCAGATACTATTCGATCTCGTAGCTTCTGCCGGGTTTCTTCGGATATAACCCGGCCACGCATTTTTTGTCTTGATTCTTCAGACCATGTAGTGCCAATTCTATTTTTAGAAAATTTTGCCTTAGTTGCATCCGAGTGTTTTTTGCCTGTTTGACCAACCGACATATTATGTCTGACTTCATCGGTAATAATTCTATTACTGTGTATTATAGAAAATTGCGCCTTTAACTTTGCATAAACTCTACTTGTTATTAATGTTTTATATCGCTGTTGCTTTTTGCCTGTACAATTCATCATTCTCAAGGCATATATCATTAACTCTTGATGCTTGCCGTGTACCATTTTAGTAAGTAACCAATGACACACAAAATGCTCTCTTGCGGTTAGTATAGCCAAATTATCTATTAGATTGCTACCACCTATGCTTTTTGGTATAATATGATGCGTTTCTGTATATGTTTCTTTTGATAATATTCTTAGTTGCGCATTAGATATAATGCTATAATATATACGTGTATATTTGTTATTAATAAATAACATTGCTGATGCCTCCCATGGCGTTAGAGTAGTTGGATATTTCAGTATCGCGAACTACACTATTATTTATCAGAAAAGTATGAATGGCATAGGTTCTATAAAGTCATCAAGTGTATCACGCATAGCGTTATCAAGTGTTGCATCATAGGTTTGTAATAGCATTGCCATACGTACTATTAATACCAAGCTCATTACTAAGTCATCTGTTTCACCAGGTTTTGCAGCGAAACTAGAGCCACTGGCAACAAATGTTTTTAATTCTGATATTAAGTTCTTACTAGCAATAGTCATACGCTTAGTTTCAATTAGATTTTTTAATTTAGAACAAGCTGATATTTTGCTTTTGTTTGTGGTGTTAAATCCTTTGCGATAGCGTCTGCCAGAACCCATACTCTTAGGTTCATTTAAAAATGTTCCTTTGATATTTTCTTCGCCCATTTCTGCTACTGTTATTAGTGCCGCTTCACCAATTGTATTGTTTTCCATACTATAGTATATATTGTTCACTGGCACTGTTTCTGCTAGGTAACGTGTGATTTCTCTAAGTATACCAATCTGTTGCTGTATTGGTGTGCGATTGTGTTGCCATTCGCCTACCTGTATAAAGCTAGGCAATTCAAATATTTGTATTGCGGCGGGGTCACCACCTGTGCCTAAACTTGGGTCTAATGCAACAAGATATGTGTTTGCTGGGCTTGGCTTTTTATACCAACGTATTTGCCCTTGGCGCTCAATTGGGTCAATACCAGACATTTCAATTAAATGCCCGGGATTAATTAATGTTTCGTCCCAAATGATAAATTCACAATCCATTTCACGACGGAATCGTTCATCGCCTAATTGACTACGTTGTTCGTTTGCCCATTTATCATCTCGTTCTGGATGTTCACGCCAAAAGCTACGGAATGATTTAAACCCATTAACTCCAAGTTCAGTGGCATTGCCAAATTCATCAATGCATTTGTTGGCTCCTTTCCATAAGGTAGCAAATTGGTCTTCGTCTGAGTTTGGAGTTGATGTGATAATACATTTACCACCTGTTGCTAGTGTAGGACTAATAGAAGTCCAGAATTCTCTACCGATTGTACTGCGTACAAATGCAAACTCATCACAGTATAGTAATGATATAGACATACCCCGTCCGGTATTTTCTGTTGTAGTCGATGAGTTAATTCTACTACCATTTTCAAAGTCTATACTACCTTTGTTGTAACTTGTTGCGCCGGCACGTATAAAATCAGGACATAATTCATATGCATAACGTATACGTGCCATAATTTCTTGTGAACCTGTGTATTTGTGTGCGGCAATTAGAATAGTGCTATCTGGCACAAACATTGCATACCATAACAAGTAACCTGCAGCAGATGTTGACTTACCCGTTTGTCGTGGCATTAACGAAATACTAAAGCGATAGTTGTGGTATGTATCAATAAGTCGCGTTTGGTAATCAAACGGTTGGTACAGCATACGACCTTTAGTAGGATGCTGTATGTAAAAGTAATGGCTCATAAAATACTGTGGACCCGTAATAGGGTCGGCGCACCGCGCGAATTCTAGGATTTGTTCTTCAGTAAATGTTTCTGTTTGGTGCGCACGTTTTACAAGTACGCCTTCTAAGGATTTAGCCATACTATTACTTATCTTGTGATGGAGTTGTATTAATATTGTGCGCTGTTATAAAATTAGATAGTGTCATCGGTTGATTTACATCTGTTACGCTTGCGATTGTGTATGCTGGGTCGTTTACATCAAGTATCGCATCAGGTATTAAAGACTCTGTGTAATCCTGTGCTCTAATGCGATATTGTTTGATCATTAGTTCTTTGGCTTGTTGCGCTTTGCACCAGCATTGTGCGGAACTGAACTGTTTTTATGCACATCATCATCTTCTTTACTTTTATGATCTTTTTCAGTTTCTTCGTATTCGCTATCTACTGTTTTCATAGCAGATTTCATCATGCCGTGTTCTGCTTCTGTATATGGGCGAGCAAGGTTAAACTTCTCGACCCAACTTGATTGGTCCATTTCAACTGGTTTACCAGAACCATCTGACATTGCAGCTGCCATCATTACACGATTTAAATTGTAAGTACGATCGTACCCACCTTTGTCACGGAATTTCCACTCACCTGTATTTGAGTTTTTAGCATTATCGGGTATTGCACCAGCATAACCTTCGGTGATTATTTCATTAATTTTCACTAGTGTCTACCTGTTAGTGTAGCTATTTGTTTACGCAATTGAGTTAATTCGTTATCAAGTGTATCGAGTTTGTGACTGTTTGCATCAATTGCCATATCTTCGCCATTGTTTTCAATTTCTAATTGGTCGATGTCGGCTTCTTCTGCATCATTTTCTGCACCAAGTGTTTTAATATCGGCCATACTATGTTTGTTTGATCTACGTACTAATGTAGCCAATGCACTAAGATCATCGCCTTGGGCCTGTGGGTATTTTGCCTTTGCAATAGTTAGCATATTTTGTGTTTCTGGGTCAACTTGACTACGTTCAGTCAGTTGCTCGATATATTCACGTAATGTTTTCATTTTAGTATTCGCCGTCTTCTTCATCGCTAGCATTGTCTACTAATGTTTCACGCATTGAATATACTGAACCCATTTGATGGCTATCACTAATCCATGCTTGTAACCATGGGCGAGTGTATGCTCTAACAACTCTACCTAACTGTTCAGAATGCTCAAGTTCTCTACAGATGTTACCAGCTTGTTCCAATGCTTCTTCGAGTTGATCTAATAACTCATTGAGATGATAGTTGTCATCTTCTTCGTTAAGTTGTAGATTAACTTCTTCTGGCGGTGCAGGAAGTTGTTCATCAGCTGGTACAGTAGGATTGTTGAAGTAATTACTACTTTCAACAATCATTGCATATTTTTTTAATAA